AGGCGCGACACTATTGGAATATTCTCCAATTTAATTATGTAGCGAAGGCCAGCAATCAGTAAGGCAATTGATCCTAAGACTGATGCAACTAGGGTTGCGAGTTCAGCTGCGACCATTACCGGACTTTGCCGTAACGCTCGTAGTTAGGATTGAGCCAGTTAATGATGCTAGGCAAGACTGACACTAGAGCGGCATTTGCAATCGCATTGACATCTAGGCCGACTGCTAGATAAGTCGCTAAGGCTGTCGCTAGGAATGTCTTTGCCCAGCTTTCGGCCATTTTCTTTAGGTCGCTCATTAGATTCTCCTTCGAGGTTAAACCATTTGCCATCTGTGTCTCCCAAGCTAGTAAATGATATATGGAAGTGACTACGATGAGGATTAGCGCCTGAGTATTTACGCCGCTTCCAGCCCAGTATTGGGCTCATAATCTTTCCATCGTAGATAATATATTTGATGCGCTTATCGCCCTTCTTAGCGCATTTACGAATCTTCTCAACTAGCGCGTAAGCCTCTTCTTTATGAGCTGATAAATCAGCATCAATATCTATAGCTCTGACGATTCCATCGACTGGTATATGGTCAGAACTGCCTTTAGCAAGGTGGCGAGCATCAGCAATCCAGCCATCAGACTTCCTATCGCGATCAGGATAATCGTCATCAATTTGCTCCCGAAGTTGAATTCCTGCTGCGCATAATTTAGGCATATTAGTTATCTAGCACAATCCCTCAAGATTATGCTAGAAGCAGTTTGGCTTCTTCCTCAGTAATCCCTAGCCGATCTAGCAGGGCTGCCTTTTGGGCAGCCTTTGCAGAATCCTGTTCTGATTTCCAGGCATCATACTGAGCAAATCCTGCTTCATATTCTTCTTTCGTTAAAGGCGCAATGCCTTTATCCCAACGAATAGAATCGAAATTATCTTCTACAATTACCCAACCGCCATCAGGTCGTAGCATTGTTAAAACTTCATAACCTTTAGCCATTTTTATGCTCCTATTTCCATCAAAACAATAGTTGATTCATCGTTATTGGCTTGTATCTGAATTGCGGCATTGTTGTTTCTTGAAGCATATTGAGTTTTGTAAGTAGTAGCAGAGGTTGTGTTTGGAGAATCCAACCAAGATGTGCTAGCACTTGCAACACCTAAAGACATTGTAGAGTTTGTGTAAGCCAATTCCACCGCGAAAGTTGTTAAATTTGTTGCACCTCGTAATAATTTTACTGTTGCAGCCGCGCTAGCATTTTGCGCCGTTTTGTAAATTCCATTTTGATTAACCAAAACTAATATCTTTGATGTTGCAGCACTTGGCGTAATTGTTGCAGTTAAACCAGTATCGGCAAAAACATTACTTGAACTTGTGCTAAATGTTGTTGTGCTTGCTGCTACTACCTGCAACACCTTGCCACCACCAGCAGGCGCAGCCCACTTTACACCAAGACTTTGAGTCGAGTCGGCCGTTAGAATATGTCCATTAGTGCCAACTGGAATTCTTGCGTCAGCCGTATCAAATCCAAATAAATCGCCTTTAGTTGTAAGCGGTGTTTGGTCGGCTGTTGTTGCCCATTCAGGAGCTGTTCCACCAGAATTAACTCGCAAAACTTGATTAGCAGTTCCTAATGGCAAAGCAGTATTTACATTGGCAGTTGCTGATCTATAAGCAAGTGCGCCAGTAGTAGTCTGTGGGTTTAAGTTCTTTGTCGTTGTATCAATTGAACTTCCCAATGTGCGAATAGCAGCTGCGCCATCCTTGACAAGATCAGTGTCGTCAGGGGTATCCCAGCCGTAATTAGTAGTCGTTGCCATTTATTCTCCTATGCCACAATTGTAGCGTTTAGCCAGTATAAAGCTGGATTGATTGTATTCCAAGTCTCGACCGCTGGGACTGAGTTCCAACGGAAGGCTTGAAGGCTGAAAGCTATAGGCGATAGGTTCATAGTAAGGTCTAGGCGGTTAAGACTTGCAGTCCAAGTCCAGCCCTCTACAAAGCCTTGGAATTCTCCATCCACCATATTGGCTGGCAGATTGACGATATTTAGCGGCATACCCATAAAGACATTCAGCAAGTTATCTCGGTCAGAATTATCTATTTCTGTGTTGCCTAATGCGAAAGTTATTTGTCTTAGAGCAAATTGAGGATAAGCGCGGATAAGTAGATAGAAGGCTGCCTGATCCTCAGCATCGTTCTGATTCCGCAAAGTAGTTCTAATAGTCGTTGCCAATTGACCATAAAGAGCTATTGAAGCTGCATCCTCATCGCTCACTTCGGCATTGCCTACCCCATATCCCACTGTGATGGCATTTCGGACATCGCCAGCTCGCTTAACAATGGAAAGGGCTGGGCCGATGGCGTGATTGCCATCTAAATCGACATAGCCATTAGTTGAAAGATATTGGCTTCTATGTGTTGAGTCAGCATACCCAATTCTGCCCTGAGCATCTTCATATAAATACCCAAGTCCGCTGGTCGCAAATCGAGAAGCTAGGTTATAAACTGTGTCATTTAAATTGCTTTCAGAGTGCAAGTCATAATCACCCGGAGTATCTATTTCACCTAATCCGCTATTTTCAGCATCTTCCCATTGGACTGCTGCGTCGTAGTCATTCCAAGTTTCGGCTGCTGGCACTTCGTTCCATTGGTCAAATAAAACTGTGCTTAATAGAGTTTCAATTCTGTCGCCATCAAATTGATGAGCAAAGTTGCCAGTATAAACTGCCCTAGCAAGTCGCGCTAGAGCTCCTACTGCAACGATTTTAATCTGCTGGCTGGTAGCTGTTGATCCTGAAGTCTGGACTGTAATACCTAAGTCAGTAATAAAGCCGCCAAAGAGATTAACATAAGCGCCAGTAGAGTCTTGAACTTCTATTGTTACTGCATCATTTACTTCATAGGGGACTGCAGCTTCAGCTGTCTCTATAAGACTTAGATTGCAGTAACCAGCAATTGGCTGTTGATAAATATCGGTGCGACCCGAGGTGATAGTTAATCCGCTAAGGGTTGCGCTAGTAACTGTAAGGCCATCAACCTTAACTCTATAAACTGGATTCCAAAGGGTCATTGCGCTACTAGACCACCAAGTATCGCGCCCCCACCGCCGTTGCGAGCGTTGCTAGTGTTTAATGCTAATACTACGGCGCGAGTAAATCCTTCTTCATCTATTGCGCTTGGGGCATTAACATTGACAACGATAGCTTGGCTTCCAGCATCTGTAGCACTATTCCCAGCGTTACGAGCTGCTATTCCTTCTCTAATTCTTGCAGTCTCGGCAATCAAATCTTCTTTTCTTTGTATTGATGCAGCTACTCGTTCTGCATAAGCTTGGGCTTGATTCTCATCTAAACCAGCAGGAACTAATATCTTTCTGCCATTTACTTCATAGACTTTAGCTCCATCGAGTGTGCCACCTCTAGGCGATGCAGAACCGCCACCGCCGCCAACGCCGCCAACGCCGCCACCGCCGCCAACGAAAGGGAGTTTGACCACAACTGGACGACCTAACTCATCCACTTCGTTAGCGCCGCCGCCAATTGAGAAATCTGCTCCACCAAAGCTAGAATTGCTGAAAGGATTTAATTTGCCAAGAAGGTTAGTCAATGGATTATTTTTTATAAAATCTACAATTTTCTTATAAGCATCATATAAATCTTTAAAGAAATTGACTGCTTTTCCTACGATATTAACTACCGCAGTGATACCAGTTACTATGCCGCTAAAAGCTGTTTTTAAAGCGCCAGTCATTATTGGGACAATATATTTATTTAAAAAATTCCAAAGAGCGGTAAATTCTTCTTTATTGTCATCAATCGCTTTAGTCAAAGGTTTTAACTTATCTTGAATTGCTTGAACTGCTGGGCCTACTTTAGTATTAAAAGCATCTAGCAATTGAGTCAGGATAGGCAATAATCTAGCGCCCACAGATTCCTTAGCCTCATCAAAGGCGACCTGCATCCTTGCCATTTTGCCGCTAAAAGTATCTGCTTGAACTGAGGCTTGGCCACCAAAGGTTTCGGCTAATGATTTAGTTACATCATCAAAGCTCATTGACTTTAATTCAGCAGCGCTAAGTCCTACACCAAGACGCTGAAGCGAGGTGTTATTGCCATCATAAGCTTTGGCTAAAGCTACGCTTACTGCTTCTAAATCTTTACCAGAACCAGCAGCAATATCAAGAGCTAAAGTCTGTAATTTCTGCGCTTTTTCGACATCATTAGTCGCTCTTACTAGCTTTTCAAAAGAAGGTCTTAGTTTGTCATCGGCCACACCAGTAGCCAAAGACATCTTTAGGATTTGATCCTCTACTGCTTTTATCTGTTCTCTGGTAGCTCCAGTCGTATTCTCTAAAGTCTGAGCTAACTTAACTTGAGCCTTTTCATCTTCGATAGCTGCTTTAACGCCATCTATAAGCAACTTACCAGCATAAGCAGCTGCGGCAGCTGCGGCAACGGCAAAAGCGGCAGCAGCCTTCTTTCCAAATTCTCCTAGCTTGTTACCAAAGCCTTCAACTTCTTTTTCACCTTGGCCAAGTTTTTTCTTTAGATCATCAACATCTGCAAGGATGGATAACTTAAGCGTTCTATTACCAGCCATTTGTTATCCCCATTTCTTTACAATTGCAGCAAAAGCTTCTTCCCATTTGCGAATTAGTTCAGGCTGAATCTTGCGAAGTGTCGGGTAGATAAAGTAGCCAGAATTGCCGCGTCCTCTGTTGGGAGTGCGTCTGGGAAACTGGCTATAGCGGTTACTTCCAAATTCAAGTCCTGCCCAGAGCTTTTGCGTCGTTGCGCCACCAGAAAACCTTTGAGATGCAAATCCGTAAGATAATTCGCCAATCTTGGATGACTTGCTGATGCGGACACCTTCGGCAACTCTGCGAACACCAGAACCCGAGACTGTTCGTCCGAGCGCGGTGACTTTGATTTGATTGGCTGCGTAGGTTGCAAGGGCGCTACTTTCGGTTCTAGCTTCTTGGATTGCTTGCTCATCCATTGCTTTAAAGGCGCTGAGAATACCGCGTAGCTCGCTACGATC